CATTAATCCAATCCTTAGGTATTAGTTTATCAGCATACTTAAAGCCATGCTTCTTACACCAATCTCCGTAGCTACTCTTCGCTCCCTTGTAGAGCTTAGCCCTACTGTTAGAAAAGACGAAACGAATATCTAAGTCTGGGTACTGCTTCTTGATCTCGACATGCTTACGTCTATCGTTAGAAATGAAGCGACCTTTTGTTTCAATGATGATACCATTTTCTAAGACAAAGTCAGGGGTGTAGGTGCGATGCTTTAGGTCTACCCACTTGATCTTAGTCTTCTCGTAGGTGTAATGAACACCTAGCTTTTCTAAGTGTTGAGCTACATCAAGTTCAATACCTGAGCGGTACCCTTCCTTGATGCCTCTAAACCTAGTTTTCTTCATTGTAGGTTAAGTCCTCTGGCACCTTAGGTAACTTGACTATTTTAGTCAGGTACTCAGCCCTCTTGCCGCCGTTGTACAAAAACTTTCTTGCCTCAGGGAAACACTGCTTCTTGTATTCACAGAAGGTGCAGGGTTTATCCAGCTTCATATTCTCTGACGTGTCAGACTGAGGCACTGGTTCATAAGCTCTTGCAGGTGGCTCAGTGAAAGACACCATAGTCTTGATGTCCTTTACCTCTTGCTCTTTTGTTTTAATCTCTTCAGAGAAATCATAAACATCTAAGCACATCTCGCCTGTCACTTTATTAACTACGAGGAAAGCCCCAGTCGTTTTGTCTGTGACTAGGGGATCATCCTTAGCTGCGAACACATAAGAACTTAACTGAGAAACATAACCAAATGGGTCATCTTCTCTGAGGTTACCCTCTTTGAACTTCTTGAATCCGTAGTCTGTCGTAGTCTTAACATCAATGGTAACACCATCAATCACAGCATCCCTGTGACCTCTGATACCAGCAACGAACATTCGTGTCTGTGTTCCTTCCACCTTGTGGCCTGAGATGTCAGCGAGTGCCAGGATTAATTCCTCGATCATGTCGCCGTAGAAAAACTTCAACAGGCCAGCACCATCAAAGCTCTCGCCTAAGTCTGTTCTATTAATCTTGTACCACAACTTCCTTTGGCACGGTGTGCCAACAGATGAAAGGGATAGGTACCCTCTTGGTTTCTGAGGTTTAGCGAAACGGGCCTCTGCCATAGATGCAATATTCTCTGCCATGTATTTACCAACAGTTGCTTTCCAACCGTTCTTACCTTGCAGGGTTTGCTCAATGTCTTGAATGAGGGTGTCTATCTTTTTCATCTAAGTTCCTTTCAAAGGTGCCCCCACCCAGTTAAGGGAAGGGGCGTTCTTGCAAACAAAACGAAATAACAATAGGGGGAAAGGAGACCCCTTAGTTAAAACGGAATGGCATCCTCTAAGGGTGAGGAGTCTTCCGCTTTGTCCTTGCTAGCTGAAGGAGTAGAGGCTAGCTTAGACAAGTCCTGAAAGCGGGGGGAGGAGCCGCCCTCAGATTCATAGACCACATGGTCTATCACTTGCACTGACTCAAGGCGAGTACCAAACCTTGCGCCAGCTGGGTAAATGGAAACAGTCACCATGCCCGTGGAACCATTACCAATGTACCCTTTCTCATCAAGATTCCAAGGTTGCCCTGTAACATCTGCTACTGTAGGCGCACCACCTTGCCACTCATGTTTACCAACGTGAGGGCGAGAGAATGTAACCTTACCATCTTTGATTTGTTTCATAGAATTAGATGCGTTTAATTTCTCTTGGTTCTCTTCATCGAGAATCATTGTGATCTTAAACTCACCATCTGTTTCTTTATTCCACTCAGCACGGTCAAGATTTGAGGGGAATACCTTTGCCCACTCAAGTGTTCCTACCAACTGAAGATGTTCTGCTTTTGAAGCCATTTGCTTACCTCTTTTCTACTAGTGGTTTATACATAGGGATTGTACTAGATGTTGTCAATGGGTGTCCAACCAATTTTTTCCTACATCATAGGAGCCTGGGGTTGGAATCTTGAAACCTAGCTCTTGTCCAACCTCAAGCATACACTGTGCTTGAAGCTTACCAAGTTCTGTAGCTTCCTCTTCTGTGCCTATCACCTCTGTCTGGTATTCATCATGGATGAACCCAACCAGTTTGAAGTTGAAGCCTAGTCGTCTAGCCTCTGATGTCCAGCGCAGCAGTGTGTGTTTCATCAGGATGCTCTCAGCTGATTGCAGCATACCTGCTAGTGCCTTGTGTTCAGAGGGTACAATAACTTTACGACCATCGTAGCCAGTGAAGTATTTCTTTTCACCGACCAAGGGGATGTACCTGTTCTTCAAATCCTTGAGGCCATCAATGGATTGAACAAAGTCCTCTCTCGCTTTGACTGCTTGCTTCTTATTAACTCGCAGTATCTGCGCTGTCTTCTCCACCCCTGCACCTAGTAGCCATGCGTATATGAATGTCTTCGCCATGTCTCTGGTTGCGTGTGGAATACCCAGCGCACGTTTGTTCACGTTGTGAATGTCTGTTTCGTTCTCTTTCTTACCTTCCATGATAGCCTTAGCATACTGGTCAGCATCGAAGTGACGCCATAGGTAATCAGCTAGAACCCTAAGTTGAATGCCATCTGCGTCAGTTCCAACAAGGAATGAGCCACTAGGAGTAGTCCAACAAGCTCTAAGATTCGAATCATATTGTTTCTTTACCTCTTCAACTGCTGTCCTTGCCTCACCATAGAATGCTGATGGGATATTGGCAGTGTTAGGTGCCTTATGAGCACAGCGTCCAGTCCATGCACCAATGTTGTTGATGGTACCATGAATCCTACCGTCATCACCTACCTGCCCAAGCCACTCGACAAGAGAGGAACGCCTACCTTCAAGGGTCAACCATTTAGCTAGAGCCTTTGCCCCCTCTGGTGCGTCCTCTGGTAGTGTGCTTAGATTATCCTCTGAGCACATCCAGCCATAACGGTCTAGGTCTTTACCCTTCTCTTCATAGAACTCCTTAGACATAGAAGGTACGGTCTCACTCCAAGGATCACCAACACTCAGTCGATCATACTTGATGCGTGTCTTAGTCTTATCCACTGGGTGCCAGCCAGCTTCCCACAGTGCATCAATACGAACACGAGGTGAGCCAGGCTTGAAGTCAATCCAGTCATAGCACACTAACTCTTCGCCCTCTTTCTTTGTGACAGCGTATCTTTCTTTTGCCTTAGCCACTGAGGCCATTGGCTCACCATCTTTCTTGAGGCGGTACTTTATTCTGTTTACCTCAGTCAGCTTTGGCGGGAAGTCCATCATGAACTGTTCTTCTAGCTTCTGCATCTGGTTCTGAATAGACTTCAATAAGAACTCAGCCTTGGGTACATCAAAGGCAAAGCCGTAGTACCTCGTGCGTACCAGTTCTATCTGTAGGTCATGCTCTGCTCTGAGAGACTTGCGCCAGTCAGGATCAAAGATGTACTTCTTGAAATGATTGAACAAAGCCTCTGTTGTATCAAGGTCACCCAGCCAATACTCCACCATCTCCTCAGAGAACTGATCGAAGGCGTGGAAGTCACCCTTGTATACCTTGAGCCTCTTACCCCAAGCATCCAAGCTATGTGGGCCTCGTGATCCTTTGACCATAGGTACATCGTAGTTGATTGTACGAGATACAACCAAGGTGTCGATGATCTTTTGTGGATCAACTACACGACCACCCAACAGTTTGTTTAGCTGAGGTGCATCAAACTGAATGAAGTTGTGACCAATGATGCGATCAACTGATTGGTACCACTTGATTGCTTCTTGCTTAGCCTTGGTATCCTCGTGGCAGTTCTCGAACTTGTAGACTTCACCAGTCTCTAAGTCCTTACCACCACAAAGCCATAGCTTATCACAGTCATCGAGACCGTTTGTTTCGATGTCACTCACAACTAACTTCATATCTGATAGGATACCTCTTCTAACACTGTTGTCTCAGGATTGTAGTACACTGATCCAGCAGCACCCAGTTTAGCAAATGGTCTGTTCTTATCAACTACAAAATAAGTTGTGTTGCGTTCTGTCTCATCCTCTGCCTCAGTATCCCTGTTCAGTTTGATACAGACAATGGCTTCCTCTTCAAGGGATGCTGCGTACTTGGTACGCCCATCGTCATTGACCTGAGAGATAAAGATCACACCAATGTTAAGTTCCTTGGCTAGCTGTGCCATACGTGCACCAACAGTTGTCAGTGTGCTGGTTGCACCCTCGACCCCTGCATTGGACAGGTACGCTAGTCGCTGGACGTGATCAATGAAGATGTACTCAGCACCATAGATGGTCGAGGCCAAGCGTACATAATCTAGTAGCTTCATAGGATCATCGTGTGCTCTCATCTCAAAGATGATTGTGTTCAGGTCTTGGCTAGCGATCTGTGCTGCAAGGATAACCTCATCCTCTGACACACCATTCTCTGCTGCATCCTCTCTTGTTCTGACGTTGACCCCAAGTTGATAAGTTGCCATTGCACGATAGGTTGTGGACTTCATCTCTTCCATGTGCAGCAAAGCAACACGAGCTTGGGACTTAAGTAACCCCATCTCGAAGTACCTGATCAACTCAGTCTTACCTTGACCACGCAATGCCTTGATGAATGTTAGACCACCCTTGACCAAGCCTCTGATCTTATCGTCTAGTCCCTCGTGTCCTGTTGGGACATAGGCGTAAGGGTTTTCTTCAATGATAGCCTTACGAACTTCAAGCTCACCCACGAAGAAATTGTCAGGGCTGAAGCGTTGAGGCTTGAGTGCTGACCACTTCAGATCACCTGCGTCACCAGCTGTTAGGAAGTCATTAGCATCCTTGTGCTTGGTTAGAGGCACATAGAAAAACTTCTCAGGGAATAGGGCGTACAGTTTATCAGCTGCTGCTTTACCTGCTGCGTCTAGTTCCCCTGCGTAGATCACCTCAGAGAATGCATTCAAGTAGTCAAAGTTCTTCTTGATGAACTGCTCAGAGATCGAGGAGCTTGGCAGGGACTTGACTGGAAAGCTCTTGCCTAGTGCTTGGTAAAGACTAGCAGCATCGAACTCACCCTCTGTGATGTAGATACGCTTGCTTGATCCAGCGTTGAAGTCAGGCCCAAACAAATCCCGTGGGGAGCCACGCTCTTTAGTCCAGAATTTCTTTTCGTCGTAGCCTCTGTACTTAACGTTGTTGGGGTACTGAAAGGCGTAGCGAACTGGGTTACCCTGTGCGTCTAGCTGCATCTGGATTCCGTAGAACTCAGCTACATCCTTATCTAATCCTCTGATCCCTGAGTAGGTAGCAGATGATACCATACGTTTCTCTGGTGGTGTCTTCATCTCACCTACTGGGTAGGCTTCCTCTGCCCAGTCAAAGATGCTGGTTCGAAACCCTTTGCTTGGGTAAGCTCTCTTGCAAGCGAAGCATTCACCAACCATCTTACGTGGGTTGTAAGAGAAAGCATCTGAACTACCGCACTCTGAGTAAGGACAGGGCTGGTGAGATATCTCTAGGTCTGTCACTTCAGCTACCATTGTTTACCTTCGCTCTCTCTTTGTCATTTACATCCCCAAACTTACATTCATCTTTCTCGTACTTAATATGATCTTCGATAAAGTCATACGCTATCTGCATGTCTAGCTTGGCTGCTGCACAATACAGCACTAGCTTCAAGCCTTCCTCTGCCAGTAATCCACGGGCATGTGCATCCATGTGAAACTGATAGGTAGCTGAACCATCCTCGTGTTCTTCTACGGTTTCGACACCAATCATACCTACGTCTTTATTCATCATTCTTCTCCATCAATGCTTCCCAACTTACAGGGAATAACTTAGCCATCTCTGCGCTGATCTGTTCAGCCACAATCCTGGATTCATACTGTGTGTCAGGCTTGCAACGTAGGTGACACATACGAGCAAACGCATCCAGTGATCCAGACCAGTACCACTCAGTCATCATAGACTGTGGCAGTAACATCCGTGCTTGCTCAGGGGCGACACCTTCCTCTAACATTTCTAGATACAAAGTTTTAGCTTCGTGATAAAGAAATTCAGGGCCAGTCTTAACATCATCTGATAAATGAACAAAGCCTGAACTACCTTGTTTCTTGTCCTCACTACGTCCACGCCAGTGACGAGGCTCAAAGAACTCTGGTTCATCATCCACGTAGCGGCGGCTGACCTCATTCCATCTGAGATAGGAGTGCTTCACAAGTTGACGTGCTACAAAGATGGGTGCCTTAACGTGAAAAGATGCAAAGGCGTGACCAAATGGTGAGATGTGTTTGTGCTTGGCCAGATACTGGATCAGCTTCACATCACGTTGGTGTAATGCTTTCTCTGGTGGCCCGTTGGTATCAACTCCAGAGTAGACGTACTGAGATTTCTTACCAAAGGATACCCGTGCTGCGTTTACTACAGACAGGTCACTGCCCATGTGGTCAATGTATGTTGATTCAATCATTCCTACACCATCACTCACTTCTTTAGCTTCCAATTTATCCAGCAGTGTACACAATGATCCTCACCTAGTGCCCAGTCTATAACAAAAACGACATTAGGTTTTCGATCTTTTTTCAGTTGCCAATTACGAGCACTAAAGGTCTGGCCTCTCTCGCCTCGAAACAATCTGTTCAGACCTATGCTGGCTTTGACTAAGTATTTATACATCTTATCCTCTCGATGTTGGCCCACCCCGCAGGACTCGAACCTGCAACCCCCTGATTAGAAGTCAGGTGCTCTATCCAGTTGAGCTAGGGGTGGTATCATTAGAACAGCGGGTAATAAACTACACCACTTTGTTGTTCAGCCTTAGCGTCCTCGATCTGTCTTACTCGCAGGTCTGCTAGGTCAAACTGTCCAGCCCATTCAAGGTCATCTCTCTCCTTGCTTAGCTGGTTTATGTAGTCCTGTATACCCATCAGTCTGTTGTCTGTCTTCACGTTTTGTTTCATTTTGTTTCATCCTTCCTATCCAATGCGTACAGTCATCGTGTTCGCTATCTAGTGGAGGCTTCTCCTCTCCATGTCCTTGCGCCATGCTGCATAGTCCTCTCTCTTGTAGCCATTGAACTCCATGAAATCTTGCATGATCATCACCTCGGTCAAGATATTCTCTACAAAGGTTGCAAGGCTGTCAGGATTATCTAAAAGATGATCCACTAGTTCTTCTACTTCTATTTCTTTATCTTCAAAGTCATCCATAGGTGATACCTTAAGTTTTAACTTATAGTTTTTATTAACTACAAGAATAATAGAAC